GATTAAAGTTCGATTCTTTTTTAATATTAACTAGCCAAGCACCGCCATGTTTTTTAATATAGTCAGGTGTAATACTCAATATTTTTGATAGAATCATGATAATTTCCTCCGTTTCTTTGCTATCATTTTTGTTTTTGTCGGTTGATGTAATTGGCACAAATTCCCAATATTGGTTCTTTTTATACATGGTATCGCCACAATTTTTCAATTCTTGTAAATAATTCATTCTTAATGCCGCAGGTGTCATTACAATAATTTGCTTGGTTGTTTTCATACCTTCGGCAATCGCAATAGAACTACATGTTTTACCACTACCAAGACCATGATATAACAACAATCCTCTATAAGGTGTATATAAATTTAAATAGTCTCTTACTATTTTTTGATGGGTAAGTAGTGTAAACTTGGCATCATCTGGTCTATCACAACTAATTGTTGATTCTAGGTTATCGAGTTCTTCTTTATATGGTCTAAATAAAGCGGTAATAAAATTGGTGAATACTTCTCTATTGTTCATATAATAAGCATTGGCTCTTAATAAGACCTGACTTTCTTTTGGTGGTAATCGAGAAATAACTTTAGCATCACCAATTAGTGTATCCAAGTCAATATCGTCGACAATAACATCCATTTTTGGTTTAGGGGTTCGTCTAGTATCTGGTTCGCGAATTTGCCCAGATGATTTTTCAACATCAAGACGTAACTTTTTGGTTATTTTTTTAACCTTTTTAGGAGGTTCGGTAACGGTGTCAATAACGGTGTCAATAACGGTGTCAATAACGGCAATACTAATAGGGACAGGTGCCTTTTCAGTAATATTTTGGGTGGATACTACTGTTTTAAGTTTTCTACGAAAATCGGCCATGTCAACTAAGTTATCTTTTGTTTTATCTATAATCTTTGTTTTTATTTCAACTTCTTCTTTTTGTTGAGGTTCTTGTTCCACTAGTTTAACCAGGATTTGTTCTATTTTTTTAGGCATCGGTTTTACTTTTAATTTTTCTAAAACACTTGTAGACATCTACTATATTAAATAAAGACAATAAAAAACTTTTATTATCTTTATTTTATGATTATTATTTTATGATTATTATTTTATGACAGGTAACGTCTATTCTAGCAATTTCAACGTTTCTTCGCATGCCATTTGTTCTGCTTTTCGCTTAATTTTATGTGTTCCTCTACCTAAAAATACAAACACTTTCCCTTCAATATCAAATTTGGTTTGAACATTTTCAAAAGAACCAAATACATTGAAATTGATGGCGTCTTCCTTTTGGACCTGATGAATTTTTTGCCCTAAACACAAATATACGCCCATTTCGTATCCATAATCATCATCATGTGAAATTTCAATATAATGTGGTGTATCTTGAAACTGTTTCTGTATTTTCACTTGAAGAATATTTTTATAATTATCATCGTCTCGAATTAGTTTCACCCAATCCACATGTTTTTCAAATATACTTTCCACAAATATTTGAGCAATTTGGAACCCAGGTCCAGTAACAAACACATTTTTAAACCAACCTTCTTCGTCATGAACGTCTATCTTGTTAAAATCTAAAAATAATGCTCCTAGGAACGATTCGAACAAACATCCTAGCTTTTTTAGATTAGTTCTCGTCTTCTTTTCTTCGGCATGTTTTGATATAATATAATATTTATGTAACCCCATTTCAAGTGCCAGTTTTCCAATAGCTTCGTTTTTCACCAGAGCAATTTTCTTTTCTGTCATAAATCCTTCATTTTCTTTTGGAAATCGTCGATATAAATAATATTTAGTAATACATTCTAAAACGCCGTCTCCTAAAAATTCCAATCGTTCATTTGATTTAGTATGAAGAGGCATACAATCAATCGGCTGTTCGGTAATGGTGATATTTTCCTGTAAATTGTAAAGTTGTGGTCTTTTTGTATATGACTTGTGTACAAAGGCTCTGTTATAAAGAGCCATGTTGTGAACTTTGCCTGGAACACCGTATTTTGTTAGAATAAATTGAACTTGGCTCAATGTAATCTCAACATTGTTAGAATTATAGGGATTAAAAACAAGTCCATCATCTGTTCTAATCAAATCGTCATCATGCGAAAGTTTAATTTCGGTCATTATGTTTTATAGTTATAACCATTATCTTGTTTAACATTTAGGTTAGTTTGTTAAATATATTATAAGTTAAAAAAAAAATATTTAGTGATTATATAAATGCCAGGATATATGCAAGGTAGCAAACGTGCTAGAAACACGCCTTCTATTGCGAATAGTACAAAAATTTTCGGTATAATGGGCGGTTTAGCCCCCCGTGTTGGTGTTCGTGACGTTGCTGCGTACAGACATATTCTAATTAAAGGATCCAAGGGATTACCTCAGTTATATGGTAAGACACCTGCTGAACAAAAACTTTATTTACAACAAAACAAGTTGCTTTCCGTTAATCCTCTTACTTCTGGAGGGGTTGGAAAGCGTGTACTTATGTTCCGTTAAGAATTAAGACGACAGCTGTATAATATATTATCTAATCGTATATTATATCATGCCTCAAAGAAATGGGTATAGAAGTCAACGTGGGCGTTCTGCTGTTGCCAGGAGAGCCCAGTTTGGTGGACCTAGTGGAACGAATGGAATAATGCCTTCTGTGTTTGTATTGACAACCACTGGAGAAACAGTGAGAACCAGTTATTTTGGTGGACCTAAAAAGGGTGGTGCTGCTCCAAGTGCTACAGGATTTATGATTGCTAAATCAACGTCTCAAGCATTTCAACCAGCAGCCAATGCACAAAGACCTAATTTTTTATTTAATTTTAGACAAAACTTTGCCAAAGGATATGCTGGCGCAGGCGGACCATTGCTATAAACCACAATATATCTATTAGTATATCAATGTGTTTAGGTATAACTACTTATAACAATAACTTACAATAACTAATTAAACATAAGTATTCATAATGTAACATACTTATGTTTATAAAAATAGATTACAGGGAGGATAGTTTGAAAGCAACCATGAATTTATTATTTAAGGAGCATAGCCATGATGTTGTATCTGAAAATTTAGCCATAGGAGATGTTATTTTAGAATCAGAAAATAACGTTGAAAAGGTAATTATAGAGAGAAAAACGTTATATGATTTAGCGTCTAGTATTAAAGATGGAAGATATAATGAACAATCTTTTCGTTTAGATAAATATTCTCTCCATAATCACAACATAATTTATTTAATAGAAGGTGACATGGAACGATACAATGAACTAAAAGGTAGACTAGAAAAGAAAACATTGTATTCTGCTATGGTTGCCTTACAATATTTTAAAGGTTTTTCAGTAATTAGAACAAAAAACGTGAATGAGACCGCTGAATTTATAATACATTTTGCTAATAAACTAGAAAAGGAGCAGAAAAAGTTGGGCTATTATCAAGAGTACAATATGTACGAAAATAAAGATATTAACCCAACTGTCATAATTAATACCGACAACAGATTGAGTCACACAAACAAAAAATATTGTGAAGTAATAAAAAAAGAAAAGAAGAGTAATATTACGAGAGAAAACATAGGAGAAATTATGTTATCTAACATACCTGGGGTGAGTAGTAAAAGTGCTATTGCTATTATGGATATACACAAAACTTTGGTTAACTTGATAATTAATTTACAGGAAGATGAAAATTGCTTAGATAATGTTAAAATCGAAGGTAGTAACGGTCAAAGTAGAAAAATCGCAAAAACTTGTATCGAAAACATAAAACAATATGTATTGTATCAGGAATAAATTCTAGGAATGTAATATATACAAATACGAACGATGGAAGACTTGTATACATATTTAGGCTATATTTTGATTGCTATTTTGTTATATTTGATTGGTAAAACTATTTTGGCAAAACGTTTGTCATTATCATTATCAAAAGAAGGATTCATGGGTTTATTCAAAGTAGACGACAAAAATAATCAGGAAAAAGATGATACTATTAGCGACTTAGAAACACATATTAAATACCTTCAAGATGATACGACTAAATCAATAGAACAGCTGAACTTATCTAAAAATAGAAAACTCTGGGAAGAGTTGATAATAGCTATGGAAGACAGAATAAATTGTGCCTCTTTACAATCGGTAGCATCAGTAGCATCGATGATAAAGGCAGATCCAGAAAATGAAAAATTATTATCTATTCTTGGTAACCTGAATGAATTGAATAAATACAAGGATACGTTGAGAGATAATATGAAGTATTTAGATGGGTTGAAATAATATTCTTATGTACCACAATAAAACACCAGTATATGTAGATGTACATGGTTTATTATGCGGGTGCCATATAAACTTCGTCACCTTTATAATATCCGGCATCTACAGCACCTTCAGTATAAGCATGGCCTCCCCAATTTGTATCCATGGCATTTGTGCTTCTAGGACCAGTAGTCTCTTGTTCATTAAACATTTTGTCTAAAGGTGTATATTCTCCCTGATATAAATTAATCGGGTCATATCCAGGATACGAATTATCATTGTATGGGCTGTCGTCGCGCCCAGCATCGATTAATTTTGTTTGTGGTGCTTCTTGAACAGATAGAGGAATAGCATGAGCGTCGGTTCCATATGTTAATACTGGTGGAAGACCTCCTTGAACATCAGTTGGACTAGGGCGAAATTTATAAACAGGTTTACCTTGAGCATCATAAGAATGTTGTAAAAACAATACAGGACATTTAATATTTTGACTTCGTTGCCAATCTAAAAATTCAACATAATCTTCTAAATTATTAAATTTGACTGGATTGACTCCAGGTATTTTAGCCATTTTGGAATTATGTAAATACAATTCGGTTCCTTTTTGGATTAATATATTAGGGCAATTGCTATTACTGGTATCAAATCCTTCAATAATATCTTTATGCGTATATTTTGAATTAACATACAACCCTAATAAAAAAATTACAAGTATTCCTAATAACTTTAACATATATACTATACTTTTAGAAAAAGTATATCAAATAATGTAATATATTATATAATACTTCAGGCTATCATTATTATTTTTGATATACTTTTTATAAGAGTATAATATAAATGAGAATTTTGTATGTAAATAAAGAAAACGCCAAAATTTTTAACGACGAAAATAAGAAACATCCGGTCTTTGCCAAATATTTTAGCCCTACATGTCCTGCGTGTATATCTATGGAAAGTGAATGGGATAATATGTGTAAAGATATTGATGCAAAATACAATACAGACATGATTGTGGCACAAATAGATCCGAAAGGGATGACTGAATTAGAAGGTATGGACACTTTCAGTGATGTCGCATATGTCCCTACAATTGTTATTTTAAAAAGTGGAAAAAAAGTCATGGAATATGATGGCCCTAAACAAAAGGATAAGATGATAAAATTCTTATTAGAAAACGATTTGATTAAGCCAAAAATGAAGGGAGGATATAAAAGTAAAGCTAGAAAGAGTAAGGCTAGAAAGAGTAAGGCTAGAAAGAGTAAGGCTAGAAAGAGTACATCTAGAAAGAGTAAGGCTAGAAAGAATAAAGCTAGAAAGAGTAAATCTAGAAAATACTAAAGCAAGAAAGAGTAAATCTATAAAATAAAATTGATATTGTTATCTATTGAATAATAATATCAAATAAGTTAATAAAATTTAACATTCTTGTTAAAACAATATGGACGATTTTGATTTTATTGAACAATGTGGTTGGTTGAAGCCCTTTATACTAGGATTAGTTAATTACTATAAGATTAATGAAATAAATATAGGTAATGAAATAAATATAGGTAATGAAAACAGTGAAAGTGACAAAATCGATAAAAATGTTATGTTTAAAGACACCAGTATAACATTCCAAGAGGCTAATCAGTATGCCGTATATAATCTAGACAGAATATTTAAGAATGACTGCTTTACGAAGTTTTGCTATACTAATTATTCGTGGTTAGAATGTGTTGAAAAGGGAAATAATTTAACAGATATTAAATGTAGGGTAAGTAGTGGATTTGACAATAAAAATGTTCCATTTACAAAAAGATTTAACCCCATATTTAGTGAAAAAACACACAGAGAAGAATATTTGATGGCTATATACAGCTATAATTATTTATATTATCGCCATGAGATTGAAACTATGTTAAAAACACCATCGAGTGATTATACCCGCTTTAACCGTACAACTGAAAAAAATATATTAAACCGGTTCTTTATGACAAATTTAAGAATGACACAAAATAGATCAAAATATCCTAGATCAATTGAACATGTTTTAACAACGTATCAATCAACCATTGAAATAAACTAGAAACGTAGTAATAACACTATCCTACGCCAGAATATATATTGTTCATATTGTTTTTTGTTGTTTTTTTTGATTTTTGTTGTTTTTTTTGTTATCCTAATTACATTGATATCGTAATTATTATTTATTTTTTTGGGTTAATGATAAAAATAAAAAATTGATAATAGAATTAAACAGATATTGATAGTATATAATAATCAAATATGCCTGTCGTTGAAAAGACAATGCCTATTCTGGAAAAGGCGGTTCGCTTGCTAGATTTTAACATATACGACGAAGTGGTTGTTGAAAAAGAAGCAAATAGTGGCAATGATAATGGTAATGATAATGGTAATGAATATACAAATAAACAAGATACGAAACGTTTTGTAATTCAAATGTTTGGTATCAATGAAAAAGGAGAAACGTTTAGTTTGTTTGTAAAGGATTACAAGCCATTCTTTTATGTAAAGGTTGGCGAAAATTGGACAACTGAAAAAAAAGACGAGTTTTTAAACCATATTAAAACAAAATTAGGTAGGTATTATGAAAAATCGTTATATGAATGTAAAATAATCAAGCGAAAAAAATTGTATGGATTTGATGGAGGAAAGGAACATAAATTCGTGCTTTTCAAATTTAACAATACGATAGCGATGAACAAGGTGAAAAATTTATTTTATGCAAATGGAAAATCTGGGCGTAGATTAATAGAGACCGGCTATAAATTCCAAGATACGTCAACCTATTTGTACGAAGCAAATATTCCTCCGCTGCTACGTTATTTTCATATTAGAGAAATCAGTCCATCTGGATGGGTGTGTATTCCTTTGAAAAAAGCAAAACGTCCTATAACAAAGAAAACAACATGTAAATATGAATTTGAAATAGACCACGCTAGTATTATTCCATTAAATAACAAGGAGACAATTGTTCCTTATAAGATATGTAGTTTTGATATTGAAGCAAGCAGTAGTCATGGGGATTTTCCAGTTCCTATCAAGTCTTATAAGAAGTTAGCCATTAGTATAATGGAATATTATGATGGATTACAAGATGAAATATCAAAGGGTGAAATTACAAAAATTATAAAAACCGCCTTTGGATATGATGATTTGACAAACATAGACAAGGTCTATCCTAAAAAAATGCCTAGTCTACAAGCATTGAACCGTTTACTAGAACGTTTATATAGCGTTCCGATTAAGGATTTATGTAAGGTCGAATCGAATGAAAATACGATTGAAAAGATGTTTGAAAAAATGAATACGGAAGAAGATGATGATAATGTAGACTACGATAATAAGAAAGGTTTTAAACTAGATTTAAATATCAACATTGTTGATTTAATTAACAATACAAATGTAAAACGTGAGGAAAAGGTGGATAAAATAACAGACGCGTTTAAAGGTGCCGGCTTTCCTAATTTGGAAGGAGACAAAGTAACCTTTATTGGGTCGACGTTTTTAAAGTATGGTCAGGAGAAACCGTATTTAAATAATTGCTTGGCATTAAATACATGTAGTAATGTAGACGAAATTGAAAATAGTGAAATCGTAAGTTATCAAACAGAACGTGAATTGCTAGTCGCATGGAAAAACCTGATTTTAAAAGAAGACCCTGATATTATTATTGGGTATAATATATTTGGTTTTGATTATCAATTTATTCATATTCGTGCTCGCGAAAACGATTGCGAAGAGGAGTTTTTAAAATTATCACGAAATGTGAATGAAATATGTGGAAATAGAGATGAGGAAACCGGACAAATAAAGATAGAAGAAAGCAAGATTGTCATTGCTAGTGGCGAACATGATTTGAAATTTATCAAAATGAATGGACGTCTTCAAGTAGATATGTATAATTATTTCCGCCGAGATTATAATTTGACTTCGTATAAATTAGATTATGTATCTGGATATTTCATTGGAGATGATGTAAAAAAGGTGGAGCATATTCATGACACGGCTATTGCGGCTGATACAGAAGTGGATGCCGAAACTTATGATGCGAATCTGACCGAAACAACCAAAATATTCAGTAAGAATTTAACCGGCTTAGAGAACGGTAGTTATATTAATTTTGAAGAGACAAGTCACTCTACAGATTATTACAAGGATGGAAAAAAGTTCAAGGTATCAAATGTGAACAAGGAGGATGGAACATTTGAAATAAGTGGGTTTGAAAGTCCTGATATGACAAAACACGTGAAATGGGGTCTCGCAAAGGACGACGTTACTCCTCAAGATATATTCCGCATGACAAATGAAGGTCCTGATGAACGCGCAATAATTGCGAAATATTGTATTCAGGATTGTAACTTAGTTCATCATTTGATGAATAAGATTGATGTCATTACTGGATATACAGAGATGTCGAAAATCTGTAGCGTTCCTATTAATTTCTTGGTTATGCGTGGTCAAGGTATTAAACTCACTAGTTATATTGCGAAAAAATGTAGGGAAAAAAAGACGCTTATGCCTGTATTGGAAAAGCCTCTATTCGACGACGGATACGAGGGTGCCATTGTGCTTGACCCTAAATGCAATCTGTATTTGGATAATCCGGTAGCATGTGTAGATTATAGTTCTCTATATCCATCGTCCATGATTAGTGAAAATTTGTCACATGATAGCAAGGTATGGACAAAGGAGTATGATTTACATGGCAACTTACTATTAGAAATTGGCGAAAAGGATGAAAATAATAAGTTCATTTATGATAATTTGCCGGACTACGAATATGTGGATGTGGAATATGATACATTTAAATGGATACCGAATGCGAGAGGAAAGTCGGAGAAAACGCATAGCGGAACCAAAGTCTGTCGTTTTGCGCAATTTCCAGAGGGGCGTGCTATAATGCCTTCTATTTTGGAAGAATTATTGGCATCGCGAAAAGCGACGAGGAAAATGATTCCACTACAAACGGACGAATTTATGAAAAATATTTTGGACAAAAGACAATTAAGTTATAAGCTGACTGCGAATTCACTATATGGACAATGTGGTGCGAAAACAAGTACGTTTTACGAAAAGGATGTTGCTGCGTCTTGTACAGCAACCGGTCGCAAATTATTGACATATGCTAAACGCGTGATTGAAGAAACCTATGGTGATATTATTGTGGAGACCAAGTTTGGTAAGGTTCATTCGAACGCTGAGTATGTGTACGGAGATAGTGTAGCAAAATATACTCCAGTATATGTGAGAGCGAACGGACAATTACAGATTGTTGAAATGGAACAGTTGGCAGAAAAATATGGATGTAATAACTGGTCCAAATGTATTGAAGAAGGAAAGCAGGAAAAAGAGTTTTGTGAATTAACTAATGTTGAAACCTGGACTGATAAAGGTTGGACAAAATTACATCGCATTATTAGACATAAGTTAGCAAGTCATAAAAAAATGGTTCGTATATTAACTCATACAGGAATGGTTGATGTTACAGATGATCATTCGCTATTATTGGAAGATGGAAGCGAAGTTTCCCCAAAAGACGTAGAAATCGGTACAAAACTATTACATAAAACATTGGAACATGACGCATTGAAACCTGATGCGTGTTTAGATACGGTGAGTGTAGATATGGCAAAAATATATGGTTTCTTCTTTGGTGATGGAAGTTGTGGAATATATAATTGTCCAAGTGGAAAAAAGGCTACGTGGGCATTAAACAATTCAAATGTGGAACTGTTAGACAAATATATTAATTTGTGTAAAAAATGTTACCCTGAATTTACATGGCAAACATACGACACTATCGACAGTTCAGGTGTATATAAAATAACATTTAATAGTAATGAATATGGTACAAAGAGTAGGTTTATAGAAACATATCGCAATTGTATGTATAAAGGTAACAGTAAAATTATTCCGGATTTTATATTAAATGGCTCTAATGAGATTAGAGAAGCCTTTTGGGAAGGTATGTATGATGCTGATGGAGATAAGGATGAAAATGGATACGTAAGAATTGACCAAAAAAATCAAATCAGTGCGGCTCATATTTGTTGGTTGGCAAATAGTATTGGATATAAGACGTCTATCAATACACGGGCGGATAAGATGAATATTTATCGTATTACTGCTACTAAAGGCGTCCAGAGAAAGGTAGGTAATGCTATCAAGAAAATGATGAATATAGAATACGATGATTATGTATATGATTTAACAACAGAGAATCATCATTTTGCGTCTGGTATTGGTAATATGATTGTTCATAATACGGATAGTGTATTCTTTACATTCAACCTAAAAACGCCTGAAGGGCAAGAAATTCGTGGTCAAAAGGCACTTGAAATTACGATTGAGTTAGCAAAAGAAGCTGGTCATATGGCAACGAAATTCTTGAAGAAACCACATGATTTGGAATATGAAAAGACGTTTATGCCGTTTTGCTTACTATCAAAGAAGCGATATGTAGGGATGTTATATGAAAATGATCCTAACAAAGGGAAACGTAAGAGCATGGGAATTGTGTTGAAGCGACGCGATAATGCGCCCATTGTAAAAGACGTGTATGGAGGTATTATTGATATACTGATGAAGGAGAAGAATATTCAAAAAGCAGTAGACTTTCTACAAAGCAGTTTACAGAATATAATCGAAGAGAAATATCCGATGGACAAACTTATCATTACAAAATCGTTACGTTCAAATTATAAAAATCCGCAACAGATAGCGCATAAAGTATTGGCAGACAGAATGGGCAAACGAGACCCAGGTAATAAGCCGAGTAGTGGAGATAGAATACCATTTGTGTATATTGAAACTAAAAATAAGGCTGCCTTACAAGGTGAGAAAATCGAGCATCCTGAATATATTATAAAGAACAATATACGTCCAAACTATTCGTTCTATATTACAAATCAAATAATGAAACCCGTACAACAAGTATTTGCTCTGGTATTAGAAGATATAGACGCGTTTAAGAGAAAGAAGCGCAATTTTCAAATGAAGATAGATACTTTGAAACATACTATAGATGATGATGGCAAGTTGTCGGCAAAGATAGACGACTTGAGAAATAAAGAAGTAAAAGCGCTGTTGTTTGATAAATATTTGAGAGAGACAGACAATATGAAGAACAATATGAAAAGTATTACCTCCTTCTTTGCTTGAAATATGATATGTTAGTAATATTTAGTAATATTTAGTAATATTTAGTAATATTTAGTATAAATTTCGGTAACACACAATAGATGAAATTATTTTTATTACTCTATTATTTTTAATATTTTTATATTATAATGAAGTCTCGTACACATAAAAGGAAACATCAAACAACTAACAGACGTAAAAGGGGAACTAAAACGCGTATAAAAAACAATAAAACGCGTATAAAAAACAATAAAACGCGTATAAAGCATGATGTTTCAAAAAAGCATACACGTAAATATCGTATAAAACGAGGTGGTTTATTTGAAACTACAAAGGCAAAATTAGCATATAAAATCGCTCCACAATCGAATTATGCTAGTCAGGCAGTGAATATTGCGTCAAGAAAAATACAAGACGATTATTCAAAACAGATGGCTGAAAAATATAAAGGCGATATAACAACCACCTGTGATGTTAATACAAACCAGTGTAAGTGTAGTAGTAACAATAGTCATATAAATCAACTCATAAAAGCTTTAAAAATTAGTTGTGATAATAAGGAATGTAATGAATGTAACAAATTAAAAGAAAAAATAGAAGCTTTTAAACAACTTCCGTACGAGGAATGGAAAACTTATCCAGCACAAAGAATTAGTTACGTGCCCCCTATAAAATCAAAGTTTGTATCGTATTACACAGGATTACGTTCATATAAACAACAATATCAATCTAAAGTAGACGAATACATAACACTAAATAGAGAACAATGTATTAAAGATACGATGGAGAGAATTAAGGAAATAATACCAGGCATAAGTAACTTAACTTCAACCGAATTGAAACCGGTAGCAGATGCGATATTACAAATATATCCGTCGTCCGATAAAAATAATCCAACTGTATATAATCCGATAAATATTTTTAAACCATCCGTTCATAATTTTTATACTGTGGACGATTTTAATTGTATATTGAATCGACGTTATCCGGAAACTCTACCAGACTGTAATAAAATTATGCAAATATTAAAAGTTTTGAATAAAAATAACGATAATTTGTCCACTGGTCTAAAAAGTACACAATTTATACTATATTTAGACAATGATAATTGGAATATATATTTAGTTCCCAGATACGACTATATACAAAATGTTTTAGATAGTATGCCTTCTGACGGTATACCTGAAGTAAGCGAACCAAATAATACTGACAATACAAATACTGAAACAGACGAAACAGATAACGACGAGTCCGTAACTATCGATTAAAAGTCTTGTTAAAACCTAATTGTGGTGTAATCTAATACCATGTATATAAAAAATATTATATCTGCGTAATATATAATATTTGATGAACTTGTTTGGATTTTCTCTCCCTAGTCTATTTAGAAACAGAGATGCTAGTAAACCGCATAAAGGTCGTATGACAAAAAAACATGTAAAAACTGGTAGATACCATAATAAACGACGTAACAGAGGAACTCGTAAATATAAAATGCGTGGTGGATGAGGTCAACCATCTCTTCCTTTACCCAACCCTTTAAATATAATGAAGGGTGGATGAGGAAGTGATTACGACAGTAATAATAAACAAATTAAAATGTAAAAACAATTATTAAAATTATTAAAATTATTAAAATTATTAAAATTATTCAAGTATTCGGTGTAATTCAGGAATGACAATATTGAGTGTTGTATCAATTAAAAGTTGAGGACAAACAATATTTGAGATTGAATTGCTTATTCGTTTACTTGTTTTTTTACCGTTACATATGGGTATATTATGATATCATGATAATATGTAAGGGTATAATATTTTAGTTATCATCAGCCATGAACATCCTGCTATCAACATACCATATATAGCATTATTTGTTTCATCTATGACACATCTAAATACGCTACATTGTTCAGGTAGAGAGAGAAATGGAGCGAAATATATACCATAGTGCGTATTAGGAGAACAATAATAAATATACAATTGTGAACTTGTATAATGAATAAAAATCCAGCTTAAATAAAATATAACAGGCAACTTAAATTTCAATATGAAATCATATATGTTATTCCAATATTTAGAATAAAATGACATATATGATTACACCGTGATACCTTTATGCTAATTGTCAACATCACCTACCACATCCTCTATATCACTACCACTATCGCTATCATTATCAGTATCATTGTCATTCAATTGAGAAGTTCTTAGTGGCAAAGATGATGAATACATACTATTAGGTGTTTCGATTATGTAGTCAATAGTAAAAATACCATCATTTAGATTGTTATGCGAGTTATCATTACTATTTATGTATTGTTGTATAGAATCAGGTAATTGTGTTGTAAATATATTTAATAAATTAGCAGATAATGCGTTGATGTTACTATTAATATTTCTATTAGATGCGTTTCTTACTACAGTATTTGACAAATCATTGATTATATCCATTGGTCTTGTAGATGTAGATGTATTAATGGGTGTAGATGTAGATGTATTATTGGGTGTTGATGGTTCATTTGACTGATCTGGTTGTCTAAGCTGTCTCGGTTGTCTTGGTTGTCTTAGTTGTCTTGGTTGTCTTGGATATTCACGTATATCATAACGACATACCGGACAAAATACACTTTGATTAAACCAAGAAATCAATCCCTCCTGAATAAAACAATGACCACAATGTTTAATTCTAACAATTATATCACCTTCCTGGAAGGACGTTTGTAATATAGGACAATTCGTATTTATCATATTTTCTTGTAACGATATTACCTCGGTAGCA